AGAAGATATATCTTCATTTAAGAAATCGCAAGGAATATTAGTTGGAATTGTTCAAACAGGTAAGATCCTTAGTTTATTAACGCAGCATTTAGAAATGAAAGCGAGAGACCAAACAACTTATATGTACGGTAAACAACATATGTATTTGCGCCATTCCTATTCTTATAAAGCACAGACAGCAGCTGGCGATTGCGGAGCAATTTTGATGATAAATAATAATACTATTAGACGGAAATTATGTGGCATGCATTCAGCCGGCATAATTGGTGAGGGTTACGCAACATCAATAACACAGAATGATCTTAAAACAGCTTTTGACTTATTCGGAGTCGCCGTCGAAGATATACAGTACCATCCGTGTGTCAATGAGGATGCGATGGCGCAATGCTTGGAAGAATTACCACCAGGCGAATTTATACCGATAGGCATCTCATCAGTCGCTGTCGGTAGTCCATCTAAAACTGACATTAGACCATCTCCTATTTATGGAACTATCGCTGAGCCCGTACACGCACCTGCAACGTTGCGTCCAATTATGGTGGACGGTGTATTGGTTAATCCATTGCTTAAAGGATTAGAGAAGGCGGGTGTACCTCCTGTACGGGTGGATCCAGATTTAATAGATATGGCGAAAAGCGATTTCCGTTCTGTGTTGTTTGCTAACACTGATACTGAATTGCAGCGAGTATTAGGGTACGAAGAAGCCATACGTGGTGGTGAACATGAATTTTTAAGTCCTATAAATAGAAGGTCATCATCTGGGTTTGGTTGGAAAGATAACACCCAAGGTAAAATAGGCAAAACAAAATGGTTAGGTGATGACGAATACGATCTAACTAATGAAGAAATACGCAGCGCAGTCGACCAACGACGCGATATGGCAATAGAAGGAATTAGAAGTCCTCATTTGTGGATAGATACACTCAAAGCTGAACGCAGAACCTTAGACAGAGTTAAAGCTGGAAAAACACGAGTTTTTTCTGTTGGTCAAATGGATTATATAATTTTAGCTCGACAATATTTCCTCGGATTTTCTGCTCACGTTATGAGTAATAGAATTGAAAATGAGATAGCTGTTGGTTTAAACCCTTATGGTGCAGAATGGACCAAATTGGCATTACATCTTAGTAAGAAAGGTCAAGACGTTATTGCTGGTGATTTTTCAAATTATGACGGAACTTTAAATTCACAAATTTTACATGCGTGTATGGAATTGATTAATGAATGGTACGGAGGAACAGCTGAAGAAGAACGTATTAGATCAGTTTTATTTGAAGAGATAGTATCATCTGTTCATATATTCGGCAAAAATGTTTATCAATGGACGCATTCCCAACCATCTGGGAATCCTTTAACGTCCATACTTAATTCTATGTACAATTCAATGTCGATGAGGATAGCGTATGCGTTGGTAACGGGTGAAATGGTATATTTTAAGAAACATATATCCATGATATCATACGGAGACGACAATGTCGTTAACATCTCACCAGATGTTGTTGATCTCTTTAATCAGGAAAGTGTAACACGTGCGTATAAAACGATAGGTATGGTATATACAAATGAATCAAAACAAGGTACAGTCGAACCATCGCGACTATTAAACGAAGTCGAATTTATAAAGCGACGTTTTGTATCTGTAATAGGACGGTTTGAAGCACCATTAAGTCTTGTAACCATACTTGAAATGGTTAATTGGGTACGCGGTACGAATGATGTCGATGAGTCATGCACCGAAATCGTGGAGACGGCGTGTACTGAATTGGGTATACATGACGAGGTAACTTATAATAAATGGTCAAAACTTTTGTTGGAACAATGTAGACTTAAAGGTCTTTATCCCGTGGTCCATACATATAAAAATATGAAATCCGTATTGTTTTTCACAAATTTAGGGGGTAAAGCAACATATAAAAACTTAATGAAAAGTATACATACAGATAACATGTGTGGAGATGCGCCAGAACTACCCGTCGCTCAGGTAGATACAGATAATTCGGACACGATGCAATCAGTTACAAACATTATTGCACCGACAGACCCCAGTACCACAAATGAAACCCAGCAAGTCACACAATGGGTGGATGATACGTCGAAACAAGAAGTGACACTGCCACGTCCAGTGACAGTAGGACCAGACATTATGGCATCAGCAGTTGAAGTTAGAGAACATAATATCATAGATGTGTTGGAGAGACCAGTACTAATAGGCACGTTTACGTGGAATTCAGCCCTTACACCTAACGTCACTATCGCATCGTATGATTTTCCTCAGTCTATATTTTCATCATCCCCGAATGCAGTTTCAAAAATATCACATTTTACATTTCTTCGCGCGAACGTTGAGATAAGAATAGTGATAAATGCGAATACTTTTCAGGCAGGTAGATTGATGGCTTTCTTTGCGCCGTATAGTAAGTTTGATGAGATAGGCGATCGGGTTCTAATAAACGATTTCCTTCAATCTAAATCCGTTTTCCCACGAGTGATCATAGATGCGGGTTCAGGTACGATTGGTATATTGAAAATACCATATGTGAGTTATTTCACACACTATGATTTAGTGCGAGGTTTGGGTGATATGGGCACACTTTCAATTACCGTACTAAATAGTTTACAGACTGGTAGCGCAACAGCCAGTGTATTTGCGAGGTTTGTGGATATATCATTGCAAATACCAACAGCTATTCCTAATAACTTTGGACCATCAGCTTCTGCTATGAGTTCTTTCCAGCGTTTTATGAAGTTATTTAGAGGTGATCCTCTCGCAGCACGTAAAAATTTAGAGGAGCGCATATCTGACATACAATTGCCACTTGCGCAGGTAGGCGAAGCAGAATTAAGGGCTGCTACTGGCATTATATCATCGCCAGCTAGTATAGTTGGGAATATGGCAACTATGGGTAGTACATTGCCAGTTATTGGAAAGTATTTGGCACCAGTTTCATGGATAGCACACGCAGTGTCACAAGTTGCTGCCATGTTTGGATTGTCGAAACCAATGAATTTACAAGCGAACAACAAGTTTACATCCATTCCAGCTTATGGTTACACCAATTGTGATGGTGTCGATAATTCAGTTGTACTTGGGTCATCAGTAGAGAATACTATTGGTACACGAATTGATGTTTTCGGTTCGCATTTGGATGAAATGGATATTCCTTTCGTGTGTAAACATGAAAGTTTTCTTTCTTCATTCACGTGGACTGTGAACAACAATATAGGTACCAATTTATTCATATCTGTGGTGACGCCGGGTGCATCGGCATATGACGGTGTGGGAGACCCAAAATATTTATCAACGGCAATGGGCTATGTTGCATCCATGTTTCGTTACTGGCGTGGATCAATTAAATTCAAAATTCAAGTAACAAAAACTGCATACCATTCTGGCAGATTGAGGGTGTCATTCGTACCTTCAGGTAGCGTCTTATCGGATATGATGGATCTGAATCAAGGGTACTCGGAAATCGTGGACCTGAGAACGTCGGATGAGATCGAATTCGTTATTCCATATGTTTCCAATACTGTTTGGAAACCATGTGGTCTAACGCAGTTCGACCTCGATGCCGACTCTCATTTTACGACCGGTACTTTGGTGATAGATGTGCTTAATGAGTTGCGCAGACCAGATAGCGTTACCGACACACTCGATTGTAATATTTGGATATCTGGAGGAGATGATATCCAATTTGCTGTTCCTGATTTTAGGAACTATGTGCCGGTGGATGCTTTGCCTCTTGCACAAGTTTTAGGACAAGTGCAAGATGGTGGTTTCAATTCAGCTATGACATGTGGGAATGATATGTTTATGAAAGATAAGATGAGCGCAGTAGATGCCAGTGCCGTATCTATAGGTGAACATGTGCAAAATTTGCGCACGCTCACACGTAGGTTCGGTTTGGTTCTTCCGGATGCGGTCATCGGAGGTTCAACAGCTCCCATCGAAGGTTTTGGTGTTAGCACTAATTACTTCGGTCCTATTGGGAGTGAAGCCATTGGGGTTATTAACCCTTTGGATTACATATCGTTTTTATATCGATTTAGCAGAGGAGGAATGAGGTATAAGTTCCAAGTAGATCAGGGACCTATAACTGGAACTATAGTAGTTGTGAGTGATCCGGCTCTTGGCATTCGACCTGAATTACCCACCGTTAATACTGATAATGTAGATTCGGCCAACGCTTTATTGTTGGGCGGATCCGCATTTTCACATACGGTGGATTTAATTTATAATAGATTTGTCGAGGTTGTTTTACCTTACTTCTCGAGTACTCATATTTCTTTAGTACGTGGTTCGGGTGTGCCAGCGAGTAATACAGAGTTTGCAGATAGAGCCACCAGAGTATATGCCGTAGCAAAGACAGCTTCAGCTGTCACTATGAACGTATTTAAGGCGGCATCCGATGATTTTTCATTTGGATGGCTTGTGGGTCCACCACGCCTTGCTCGACGATCTATTGGTGCTGCCCCAGATCAATTGGATTTTACCACCGGGAGCATTATATATCAACCAACACCGGGGACGACGTGGGCAGCAGTGCATTTTATTTCATCATTACGTGTTGGCGTCGACAACACTACTCACCAAATAGCAGAGGCAAATGCAAGTTTCAATCTACACTATCTTGATGGTTCTTCAATCGTAACGAGCCTCAGTTCCTGTTTCATCTATAGAAGTTCTGAGGTAACAAATGAATGGTATTTGGCTGTTCCTGTTGACTCTGCACGGGCGATCAATTTAACTCTCACGAATAGTAATATACAACTTATGGGTATCCAAGATGTTGTTCTTGATGGCGCTGTCCCTTCTAACATTCGTGTAATCACTCAAAATTTCAGCGATACCATTAGCATCGCTTCAAATATCATCACAGGTTCTTCATCTACAGCTCCTCCTCTTCTAGTGAATGCTGCTGAACTACTGCTTAACACACGATACCGTGTAGCCGAGAAGAACGAAAATATTACTTTCCAAACATTCTTGGGCGTACAATCAACTTACGCCGAATTTTTCGAGGTAACACCTAGTGGTTTAAATCAAGACCACACAATTACAGCATTTCCATTGTCTAGTGCAGTCAATGATGCTGCTTCATTAATTCTCATACGAGCCTTACCACCTAATAGGCTTTTATGTTTCTTAAACTTTTAACGAACAATAAAATAATGCGTTACAGCGTTGCATTTTAAGATTAATAAGATTAGATTTAGTCACTAATTCGGTTTTTAATTGGTTTGTTTAGATTTGACTCGTCTTTAATAGGGGCGGACATTCACTTGTGTGGATGTTCCCTGTTTTCTG